GAGGAAGAGACGCAAGAAACAAAAAAAGACGAAACCTGCTAAGAGCAATTTTGCTGTTAGCAGAACATACCGGCTGGTCTGAAGCTGATATTCTGAATCTGCCGGAAGTGCGTTTTTACGCTTATGTTAATGAACTGACTGGAAGCTGAGGACAACTGGTGAACCTGATACAAAATATCCTGGTAAAAATCACGGCCAATGCGGACAGTTTAAGCAAGGTTTTCAGACGCAGTACCGATGAAGTAACTTCGCTAGATAATAAGATACGCAAAGCCGGCCTCGGCGGACATTTTCGCGGATTGATAAATGATTTGCGCACGGTTCGACGGGAATCCCGTCAAGCGTATGAGCAGATGTCGTCTTTGCAGAAAGAAGTTCACAGGGCAAAGCAAGCAGGTGCTGTATTTACGGGTACTATGGCGGCTGCATGGATGCTGAAGGAACCTACAAAGAAAACAATGGATTTTGACCTGCGCATGCGGCATATGGCCAATACTGCGTTTTCTGGTGAATCATTAGCTCAACGTAAAGAAGGGGCAAAGCAGTTAGAGGCAGCCATTAATCAAGCCGTAAGGAAATATGGTGGAAATAGAGAGGGTGCTGCTGATGCATTAGATAAAATTATTGCTTCTGGGATTATGGATCCCAAAGATGCAATGAGTTCGCTTCCATCTATTCAGAAGTATTCAACTGGTTTTAATGCAGAAACTGAAGATATTGCCGCAATTGCTATGGCCGGTGTACAGAATATGGGTATATCACCGGATAGAATATATCGTTTGTTTGAGATGGCGGGGAAAGGTGGCCAGCTAGGTGCTTATGAACTTAGAGATATGGCCAAAAAATTACCAGAACAAACATCTTCAGCAGGTAAATTGGGGATAACTGGTGAAGAAGGTTTTGCACATTTGGTTGCCTTAAATGAAGTTGCTATGACTTCTGCAGGTACGCCCGATATTGCCGGTAATAATGTTGTTAATCTTCTGAATAAATTAACTAGTGATGATACAAGCCGTGCTTTCAAGAAAAACTTTGATATTAATTTAACAAATGAATATGCAAAAGGTTTATTGAAAGGTAAAGATACATTAGATGTATTTTTAGATTCGATTGATAAAATTGTTGCCAACGATAAGCGTTTTCAACGAGCTAAAACAGAAGCCGCTAATGCAATAAAATCTGGAGATAAATCAGCAAAAACATGGGATAAAATCGGGGATATTGTCCAAAGTTCGGTAGTAGGTAAAGTTGTAAATGACCGACAAGCTGGTGCAGCTTTGGCCGCAATGATTAGCCAACGACAGCAAATGGATGATATTCGACAAAAAGTATTGGCGGCTCAAGGCGTAGGTGATGACAACTTTGCTCTAGTTGCAGACAGTAATTCTTTTAAGGTTAATCAACTGAGTAACGAGAAAGATATAAAAACTCAGGCAGCATTTGAGCCATTCAATAACGGATTGGGCGTTGCTTCAGAAAAACTGGTCGAGTTTGCCAATGCATTTCCGAAATTTTCCACAGCGGTAACCGGAGCGGGCTATGGTGCTGCCGCTTTGGGCGCAGCTGGTGTTAGTGGTGCTCTGTTTACAAAACTAACCGGAGGCGGCGGTGGTTTGATTGGCAGGGCAGCCAGTATAGCTGGTAAGGCAGCTGGAATAGCTGGCAAAGCGGCCGGTACTGTCGGTAAGCTGGCAGGTAAAGCAGTGACAGGGGCTGGAAAATTTGCCGGGAATGTTGCGATTAAGTCTGGCCAGTTTATTGGGAAAACGGTGACAGGGGCAAGCCAGTTTGCCGGGAAAGCGGCTACCAGTGGTGCTGGGCAACTCGCAGGAAAGACTGCAACCCAAATTGGTCGGGGTGTATCAGGATTGCTTAGTGCCCGTTCAAGTTTCGGAATGGCGGCATTATTTCATTCTGAGGAGCTGAATAAGGGTGAAGATGCAAGAATGTTTCAGCTACAGCAGCAATATGCCCGCTCGAAAAAAATACCCAATCTGGCAGTAGGTCTGCCGGAAATCAATAAAAACCGCTCAGCCATGGGGCTGGGCGGCGATATTCCGCGTCAGACCGCACAGGCAATCACTAAATCTGGTGATTCCGTTGTAGCCAAATCTCAGGCAATTGAGCAGGCTTTAATAGCACAGGTGAAAGCGTCGAAAATTGAGGGCAATATCACTGTTAAAATCACAGCTCCGCCGGGCTTTGGCGTGCAAACTGAAGCCAAAGGCAATAATAATACCCGGCTGAATCTTGGATTGGCCGGGGTAGGCGGAGGTTAGCCATGTCTGTTCGCCCGGCTTCATTTAAGTCTGTGCCGTTTTATGTGGAAGAATCCGATGCAGAATACGGTCGTCGGATGGTTTTACATAAGTATCCTTATCGCGACATTCCATATCTGGAAGATTTAGGACGTGACGCACGCTGTTTCCGTTTCGCTGCCTTTGTTATGGATCAGGATGCGCACAATGCGCTGGTGGAAGCTCTGGAAAGTCCCGGAGGCGGTACACTAATTCACCCGTTTTATGGCTCACAGTTTGTAACGGTGGCCGAACAGCATGCGCGTGTGCATTATCCACGCTGTTCCGGAGGAAGATTCGAGTTTGATCTGGCTTTTGTTGAAGCCGGTGAAAATATGGAGCCTGATGCGCAGGAAGATTCTGCCGGTTTGTTGGAAAGTTTGATTGATGAGGCTATAGAGGCTGCCGGTCTGGATTTTTTAAATAACTGGTTAAATGATATTGCAGGCTGGGTAGATATGGCCGCCGTACGAATAGATTCGTTACTGGCTGCCCTTGAATCTTATTTGTTACCGGCTGAAAAAGCACTGGCTAAAATCAAGGCGATTATTGATAGCGGCAGGCATATGTTGTCTAAGCCGCTAGAACTGTATTACCGGATAAGCGGGCTAATCTATCAGATTACGCACATTCAATTACTACCTTTCGGTACCAAACTTGATTTAGGCCGAATGATGGCCAATTCAACATCTTTTTATGTTTCGACGCCGATTGATGCCGGCCACCGTACATTGCGGGAGTTATCCGGACAGTCTCTGCAGCCACAGAACGGGTCGCAATGGTTACCGTCATCTAATCAGCAACCAGACTATCCGCAGATTGATCCGTTGTTACAGCAATCCAATCGCCCACAATGGACTTATCCGTATGCTCAGCAGAATGTACGTGATATTCCGCTTTTACCGCCCAGTTTGGCCAATGCAGTGCGGCGTAATTTTGTGCTGAGTCAGGCACAGGACATAGCTACCGCAGATTATGACAGTAAGGCTGACATCATTGCTGCGCGAGATGAAGTAATAGCGCAGCTGGATAATGAGCTGATTCAGTGTACAGATGAAGTATTCAGTACCTTTCAGGATGTACGTGCTCAAGTTATACAAACCGCGACGGCACGTCTGCCATTATTGCGCGATACCTGTATTTTGCAGAGCAAAGCAGTGCAGCCGGCACTGGTACTGGCTTACCAGGTTAATGGCACGATTGATGGTTATGAAGATGTTATTGCCCGCAATCATATCAGACACCCGTTATTTGTGAATGCCGGCAAAGTAGAGGTGATTAGAGATGCCAAATAACTGTACTCTACTGATTAATAATCAGATTTATGGTGGGTGGAAAGAAATTACCATTGAACGCGGGATTGAGCAGATGAGCGGTGGCTTTTCGTTGAAAGTGACTGAGCACTGGCCGGATCAGGTTGAAGACCGGCCAATTAAACCTGGCGATGTATGTGTGGTGAAAATTGATGATGAACCAGTTGTAACTGGCTATGTTGACAGAGTACATGCCGGCTATGACGCAAACCAGACATGGTTCAATGTTGATGGCCGTGATAAAACAGCAGATCTGGTTGACAGTTCTGCTATTCACAAGTCTGGCCAGTGGAAAAGTGCCACAGTAAAGCAAATTGCTACGGATTTGTGTATGCCTTTTGGAATTGGTGTGGTAATTGGCCAGCGTGGTGCTCAAAAGGCTACAGAACCGGTTCACAGTTTTTCACTGGAAGACGGAGAAACTGTTCAGGATGCACTAACTCGACTGTTACGTATGAAGGCTCTAATGATGTGGACAGACGGGACAGGCCGTCTGGTCATTGATTTACCCGGACGGGTAATGGCACTGACGGCACTGACGCAGGGAGAGAATATATTATCTGCTGAACTGCAGCAGGATGAAACGCAGCAGTTTGCGGAATACATTGTTAAAGGGCAGGGCAGACACGGCAAACATGGAAATATATTGAAGATCATCGCGGCGAAACCGTTTACAGCAAGAAAACCGGTGAGCGCGTGAATATAGCGGAACTGGGGGTACTTCCGGATGATGTAACAACGCAGGCGCCATTACCCTATAGCGAATGGTCAGAAAAGGCAGAAA